TTATATTACCTCACTTTCAATTAGGCTATAAAGATATTCGGCCTGTAACTTGGGATTTTTATAATGTTTACTCGCCTTGGACAATCGGAAAGAGGTCGGTAGCAATGCAGGATTTACGGCTGTTTTGCGATGCAATCTTCCCAACACAGTGGCACGTCGAAGGCATTCTTTCGAAGCTCTATCAAACGTATTTTTGTCTATAATGGCAGGGTAGAAGTTATCTCCCAGGTAGTGCTTGTTTTCCATCAGGCGTTTAGCTGTACCATGATATGTTTCAATTCCAGCTTCAACGGCGGCTTTTGCCAGTGACATCCCAGATAGATAATTTTCATAAAGCTTTTTGATTTTATTGGCCTGTTTTATGTCAATGATGGCTTTGCCATTTTTTATGATATATCCATAAGGAGTATGTCCCATACCGTTACCTTCTTTCTGTAAGTGCGAGACCACATTTTAATATAAAGCAAATCTCATTACGTGAGCGAATGAGAATGTGGTCTACAAATTTTTCAAAGAGCATTGGATCAAATGCCGTCACAGCAGGTGCTTTTTCAACGAAGCGTAAAAGATTTATTGCCTCTGTTATGATGGCCATACTGTCAGAAACGGTGTGCTTTAAGGACTCAATATTTTTTTGATAGGCATCGGCTTGAAAGAGGAGTTCATTTGTTTCCTTATTATAAATGATAGAGTCAATAATACCTTGAGACAGAAGTTTTGTTAATGTTTCTCTCTTTTCACTGTTATGGGCTAACAGCGTATGGAGTTTCTGGATTTTTTTCATTGAATTATTAGCAGGATCTGTTTTTAAAGATTGTACATATGGGGTTAAGATGATTTGACGGAAACACTTCAACTTATTCATCATGATAATAAAAGCTTGCTTTAACGTTTCATCACGGATAAAGAGCATGTGGCATTTATTTTTGTTCCGGAGATGTGTGCTGCAACACCAGGCAACATATTTATACCCAGCGTAACCGTGCATTCGCCGTTTAAAAGTGTTGCCACATTCGCCACAAATCACTTTACCGGAAAACGCATAACTATTCTGATATTTTTCGCTCCCTTGAATAATTCCTTTTTCTATGGCCCGTTGACGAATTAGCCTTTGAGCCGTCGTGAAGTCTTCACGGCTGATAATAGCTGCGTGATGATCTTTAACCAGATATTGTGTCACTTCACCATGGTTATTATGACGAACAAAATTTGAATCTGAGTATGTTTTTTGGAATAGGCAGTCACCAACGTATTTTTCATTAGATATCATGTCGCGGATGGTTGTTGCAGTCCAGTGTCCACTTCGTTTAGATGCAACACCTCTTTGATTTAAATCATCAGCTATAGTCTGGGTGCTTTTCCCCGATAAAAGCATCGCGAAGATTTTTTGAACAACCGTTGCTTGTTCTGGATTGATAACCATTTGCTCACCGTCCCAAACATAACCGTAAGGTGGGTAAGATATTTTAAATGTGCCATTCTCAAATCGCTTTTGTATGGACCATTTACTGTTTTCTGAAATAGATACGGATTCGTTTTCGGCTAGCGTGGAGAGCAGTGATAAAAAAAGTTCGCTTTTCATAGATCCCGTATTGATGTTTTCTTTTTCAAAATAAAGGGGAATATGCAGGGCCTGTAAATCGCGGACTAATTCCAGGCAATCCATCGTATTCCTGCTGAATCGGCTGATGGATTTAGTCACAATAAAATCGATCTTGCCTGCTTTGCAATCATCCATGAGTCTTAATAATTCTGGGCGTTTGTCTTTCTTTGTCCCAGTGATGCCTTCATCGTAATAGATGCCGGCAAATTGCCAATCGTCACGGCTGTTGATATAGTTTTCATAATGGACTTTTTGTGCTTCAAGGCTTTCAAGCTGGGCATCTGAACTGGTGGAGACACGACAGTAAGCGGCGACCCTAATTTTCTCCTTTTTGTTCTCTACATTTTGAGATTTTTCAATTTTTGTTACCTTCTTCAAGTAGACATCTCCTTTCCATGTCTATATATCACTCTGTCATCATAATATTTCAAGTGTTTTTGGCGATATTTCCGCAAATAACGGAGGAAATGTTTCACGATTGATGTCGGAGAGGATGTAAAACTCTTTCTGACCAATGAGCTTATCCTCTAACATGTCCTTGGCGATGCGTTGAGCCATATGGAAGAATAATTCGCTCTGAATGCGTTCTGCAGTGTAGTAAGAATTAAGTGTATTTTCAACTGACTTGTTCATAATCTCACCTCTACTTTCTTATGGAGAAAGCAGAACTCTTTGAGCACAGAAAATTCATATATTTCAATTAAAAAGCCGTAGGCTTTCCTTAGCGGGAAAGACCTGCGGCTTTTTTGCTCAATTATAAATCTTATCTCCATTAGAAAGTAGGAGAGCGATTTGGGTGGGGAGCAAAAAATAAAAAAGTTTGCTCAAAATCGGATTCCTTCTCCAAAAGAAAGTAGGAGGTGTGATAAGGCCTCTGGAAAGGAGAGAAAAGTGATGAATACAAACTATCCAGATACCGACATAGCTGTGTGTAATGTGGCTGAAGAAATCCAAGTCCTAAGTGCTATCAGTCAAGTATCTGCCAGAATGGCAAGGAACTTACTACTCTTTGCCGTGCATCATTCTACGATGGAAGGAGAGACAATTCATGACAAATGAAGAAACAGCAAGACAAGTTGCACAATTACTACGCATAGCGGCAGACGCTATCAATCAAGCAGCAGACAAGGTAGCTCAAATAGCGGAAATGGAAAATGGCCAAGAAGTCAAGGCGAACGGAAATAAACAGGGTCCTCAACCGACTCTGGAAGATGTCCGCAAAGTCGCCGCCGACAGGTCACGCCAGGGATTTACGGACGAAGTCCGCAGCCTCATTCAGAAACACGGCGCCAACAATCTGTCCAGTGTTGATGCGGCACAGTACAGCACCCTCTTGAAAGAATTGGAGGCGATTGGTCATGCCGGATAAACACGCGGTGCTGTCCGCTTCATCCTGCTACCGTTGGTTGGCTTGCCCGCCGTCTGCGAAGGAATGTGCCAGGCTGCCAGATACGACTAGTGAATTCGCTCGCCAAGGCACCAATGCCCATACACTCTGTGAATTCAAAGTAAAGATGGCACTGGGACAGAAATTGGAAGATCCGACGAAGTCTCTGACGTACTTCGATGAAGAAATGGCTGAATGTACTGATGAATACTCACAGTTCGTTATGGAATGTCTAGCAACTGCCAAAGCATCCTGCAAGGATCCGCTCATCATGGTGGAACAGCGACTGGACTTCTCGAAGTGGGTGCCTGGCGGCTTTGGTACCGGCGACTGCCTCATCGTAGCCGATGATACCTTGACCGTTATTGACTACAAACATGGACTTGGGGTCCTCGTAGGCGCCGAGAAGAATCCGCAGATGATGTGCTACGCCCTCGGCGCGCTGAACCTGTTCGATGGCATCTATGATATTCGTCGGATATCGATGACCATTTTCCAGCCCCGCCGTGATAACGTCAGCACCTACACCATGCCCAAAGAAGAATTGCTCCAGTGGGCTGAAACCGTATTGAAGCCAGCGGCAGAACTGGCGGCAAAGGGAGAAGGAGAGTATAAAGCTGGCGACCACTGCCGCTTCTGCAAAATCAAGGCGACCTGCCGCAAACGGGCCGAGTACAACTTGGAACTGGCCCAGTATGATTTCGCCGTCCCGTCCACGCTTCAAGATGAAGAAATCGAAGCCGTCCTGGCTAAAGCCGATGAACTGGTGAATTGGGCTGGAGATGTCAAAGAATACGCTTTGCAGCAGGCCCTGTCCGGCAAGCAGTGGGACGGATGGAAACTGGTCGAAGGCCGGTCAAACCGCCGCTACGTAAGTGAAGAAGCAGTCGCTGCCAAAGTGGAAGATGCGGGCTTTGACCCATACGAAAAGAAGCTGCTCGGCATTACAGCCATGACGAAACAGCTCGGCAAGAAGCGGTTCGAAGAACTGCTGTCAGATTTAGTGGAAAAGCCGCAGGGCAAGCCGGTCCTGGTACCGGAATCGGACAAACGCCCGGCTATGCACACTGCGACAGACGATTTTAATGTTAAATTTTAAGGAGGAAAAAATTATGTCTAAAAATTATGTAAATCCGTGCAAAGTAATTACTGGCGTCAACACTCGTTGGTCTTACGCTAATGTTTGGGAACCAAAGTCCATCAATGGCGGTACGCCGAAGTACAGCGTCAGCCTGATCATCCCCAAGTCCGATACCAAAACGGTAGAAAAGATTCGCGCCGCTATCAAAGCTGCTTACGAAGAAGGTCAGGGTAAACTCAAAGGCAACAACCGTGTAGTTCCTGCCCTCGAAGCTATCAAAATCCCACTCCGTGACGGTGATTTAGAACGTCCGGGTGATGATGCCTATAAGGACAGTTTCTTCATCAATGCCAATTCTACTACGAAGCCTGGCATTGTCGATGCCGACTGCCAGCACATCCTGGAACGCTCTGAAGTCTACTCTGGCGTCTATGGCCGTGCTTCCATCAGCTTCTACGCTTTTAACAGCAATGGCAATAAGGGCATTGCTTGCGGCCTGAACAACCTGCAGAAAATCCGTGACGGCGAACCCCTCGGTGGCAAACCACGTGCTGAAGATGACTTCGCTACAGCTGACGATGACGATTTCTTGGCATAAGGAAGGAGAATTTCAATGGAAACTACGATGCAAATGATTTTAGAGCTGATGTATTGCCTGGTGGCACTGGCTGCAAGCGGTTTTTTTGTGGCCTTAATTTATACAGACCTCAAGAAAGATCAACGTGACGAAGAAATAGCACGGCACCGGGAAGAACGGGAAGCGGAATATCACCGCAAACAGATGGAATCTTTTCGGAAATAAGTATTGGTAAATGGTGGTGGCGGGACCTTGTGTCTCGCCGCTTTTCTTGAGGTGAAACATATGAAAACCATCAGCATTGATATTGAAACGTTCAGTAACATAAATCTAGCTAAATGCGGTGTGTACAAATATGCTGAATCGCCGGCCTTTGAAATTCTCCTTTTCGGATATGCCGTGGATGGCGACGAAGTACAGGTCGTTGACCTGGCCCAGGGAGAAACTATCCCTGAAGATATTCTGGAAGCCTTAACCGATGAAGCAGTCACCAAGTGGGCCTTCAATGCCAGTTTCGAACGAATCTGCCTGTCGCGATATCTGAGTGATTTGGGGATAAGCCTGGACCCGTTCCATGACCATCACCCTCTTTCCCAGAACTGTGCAAGGTTCCTCAATCCGGCGGGATGGAAATGCTCCATGATCTGGTCGGCCTACATGGGGCTGCCCCTTTCACTGGAAGGCGTCGGCGCCGTTCTAAAACTGGATAACCAGAAGATGAAGGAAGGCAAGGAACTGATTCGTTACTTCTGTGTACCATGCAAGGAAACTAAAACGAATGGTGGCAGGACGAGAAATCTACCTCATCATGCCCCGGATAAATGGACCCTGTTCAAGTCTTATAACAAACGAGACGTAGAAGTGGAAATGGCCATCCAGGAGCGGCTGAAGCACTACCCAGTACCGGAACAGGTATGGGACGAATACCATCTGGATCAGGAAATCAACGACAGAGGCATTGCCATTGACCAGACGTTGGTCGGCCAAGCCGTGGCCATGGATGCCCGGTGCCGGGAATCATTGATGGACGAGTTAAAGAAAAAGACGGGGTTGAAAAATCCGAATTCCGTCATACAGATGATTGCCTGGCTGGAACAGCACGGGATGAAGACTGATTCTTTGAGCAAGAAGCAGGTACAGGAACTGCTGAAGACGGCAGAGGAACCGCTGCGCAGTGTACTGCTTCTCCGGCAGAAGCTGGCAAAGTCTTCGGTCAAGAAATACCAGGCTATGGAACTGACGGCCTGTAATGACAGCCGGGCCAGGGGTATGTTCCAGTTCTATGGGGCCAACCGGACCGGGCGTTTTGCTGGGCGGCACATTCAATTACAAAATCTTCCCCAGAATCATCTGCCGGATCTTTCGGAAGCCCGGGGACTGGTGCGCCAGGGAAATTATGAAGCCCTGGAACTTCTGTACGACTCCGTACCTGATGTTCTTTCCCAACTGATCCGCACCGCCTTTGTGCCACGTAAGGGAATGAAATTTGTGGTATCGGACTTTTCGGCAATTGAAGCACGGGCCATTTCTTGGCTTGCCGGGGAGAAGTGGAAATCAGATGCCTTTGCGGCCGGGCAGGACATCTATTGCACGACAGCCAGTCAGATGTTTGGTGTACCTGTGGTGAAGCATGGGATAAATGGCCACTTGAGGCAGAAAGGCAAAATCGCAGAATTGGCCTGTGGCTATGGCGGTTCTGTCGGTGCGCTGAAGGCGATGGGCGCACTGGAAATGGGACTTTCGGAAGATGAACTGTATCCTCTGGTCCAGTCCTGGCGGTCGGCCAATCCGCATATCGTCGATTTCTGGTGGCAGGTGGATGCCGCCGTAAAGACAGCCATCAAGGAACATGTCCCTATGCGGGCAGGCTGCATCCGCTTCTTGTACCAGAGCGGCATGCTGTTCATCCAGCTTCCCAGCGGACGGCGGCTTTCTTATGTGAAACCCCGGATAGGCGAGAACCGCTTCGGCGGGGAATCCGTCACCTATGAAGGAATCGGCACAACGAAGAAGTGGGAGCGGCTGGAAAGCTACGGCCCGAAATTCGTGGAAAACATCGTCCAGGGCATCAGCCGTGACATCCTCTGCTATGCCATGCAAACTCTTCGATGCAGTGATATTGTTGGCCATGTCCACGATGAACTTATCATCGAATGCGACAGGGATGTCAGCGTTGACGCCATCTGTGAGCAGATGGGGCGGACGCCGCCGTGGGCTGAAGGACTTATTCTGCGAGCCGATGGATATGAATGTGAATTTTATCAAAAAGATTAATGTTTTTGCTCAAAATGGATTTCCTTCTCCATAGGAAAGTAGAAAGAGCTTTTAGGAAGGAGAATTTGAGATGAATAAATTCAATGATGAGCACTATTTAGATCCTACGCCACAGCAAGCATTATCCACTATTGAAGCAGAGAAAAAGGCAATGAAAACATATCGACCTCTGGTTTATGTGTGTTCTCCTTATTCAGGAGATACCTTGAAAAACACTGAAAATGCTCGCCGATATTCCAGATTTGCTTTCGAACAGGGCCGTATCCCCATTGCACCGCATCTGTTGTTCACACAGTTTTTGGATGACGATAATCCGATGGAACGGGAAATGGGGATGCATTTTGGCAATGTACTGATGAGCCTATGCCGGGAAGTGTGGGTGTTCGGCGATATCATTTCCCCTGGCATGGATGCGGAAATCAGGAGAGCCCGGTGGAAAAATTACAGGCTGAGATTTTTTACTAATGACCTCGAGGAGGTAGAAAGATGATTTTTACGATTTACACTGCTGACTGCACTGGCAACGAACACAATGCTGTATATCCAAACAAGGCAGTTATTTCGAACGGCGAGGAATTGAAAACTGCAGCCGCCTTTGACCACGTATGTGCGGTGTATAAGGACAACTACCGGAACCGGGATAACTTTCTGGTATCTGATGTGGCGGTCATGGATTGTGACAATGGAGATACGGACAATCCTGACGAATGGGTGACCGGAAAAAAACTTATTACCCTGTTACCCGATGTGGCTGTGGCTATTGTCCCATCTCGCAATAACATGAAGGAGAAAGATGGAAAAAGTGCTAGACCACGTTTTCATGCTTATTTCATGATTCCCAAAATGACAGACGGAGATGCTTATACAGCACTCAAACGAGCCGTACAAAAGCAGTTTCCGTTTTTTGATGGAGCTGCACTAGATTCTGCCAGGTTCCTTTACGGAAGCCAGGCAGAATCAGTCCTTTGGCAGGATGGGGCTAGAACCATTGCTGATTTATTTTGCGACACGAAGAGCAATGATTCTATCCCACAGGGGCAGCGCAACAATACAATGAGTCGGTTTGCAGGGCGTGTCATCAAACGGTATGGGGCAACAGAACGGGCATATTCCATATTCCTTGAGGAAGCCGAAAAATGTGATCCGCCTTTGGAAGATGCCGAACTCAATAAAATCTGGCAAAGCGCCGTCCGGTTCGGGGAAAAGGTGGCTAAGCAGGAAGGCTATATCAGCCCTGAACAGTACAACAATGATTTTGGCACGGGAAAGTCACTGAAGCCAGGAGACTATTCGGATATCGGGCAGGCGAAGATGTTGGTACGGGAGTATGGCAGTGAGCTGAAATATACTGCTGCCACGGACTATTTGCGCTATGACGGAACGCACTGGGTGGAATCGAAGCAGCGGGCTGTGGGTGCAATGGAAGAATTTCTTGACCTGCAATTGGCGGACGCTCTGGATACCTTAGCTAATACCATAAACACGCTTAAAGAAAGTGGAATATCAGAAGAAGAAATCCGCAGCGGAGGAAAGTCACTTGAAAAACAGATAAGCGAAAAACAGGTCGAGGCCTATCATGCCTATCTGTCTGCCCTCGCTTATAAGAAATTTGTTATGAAACGGCGAGATATGAAATATGTGGTTTCAGCGCTCCAGGCGGCAAAGCCTATGCTTGAAATCAGCTATGATGATCTGGATCAGAACCCGTTCTTGCTGAATTGCCCAGACGGTACCTATGACTTGAACCAAGGGGCATCATCGCGGCAGTTACATAACAGTATGGATTTCATTACCAAGATTACATCGGTTTCTCCAGGTGATGATGGAAAAGCACTCTGGTTGGATTCAGTCGGGCGGACATTCCAGGGAAACGTAGAATTGATTGATTACGTGCAACGAATTGCGGGCTTGGCGGTTATCGGACAGGTGGAGCTGGAAGCCTTGATTATTTCATATGGGGAAGGTTCCAACGGAAAATCTACGTTCTGGAATACGATTGCCAGTGTTTTGGGGAGCTATAGCGGTACTATTTCTGCGGATGCTTTAACGGCCAACTGCAAGCGGAACGTAAAGCCTGAACTGGCTGAAGCTAAGGGGAAGAGACTCCTTATTGCCGCAGAATTGGAAGAAGGCATGCGCCTTTCAACTTCAGTGGTAAAACAGCTTTGCTCCACAGACCGAATTTCAGCAGAAAAGAAGTATAAAGACCCGTCCAGTTTTATGCCTTCCCATACGCTCGTCTTGTATACGAATCATTTGCCACGCGTCGGTGCCATGGACACCGGCATCTGGAGACGGCTTATCGTCATTCCTTTTACGGCAACCATTACGCGGAAGATGGATATCAAGAATTATTCAAAATACCTCTTAGACCATGCGGCACCCTACGTGTTGAAGTGGGTGATGGAAGGGGCCAAGAAGGCCATCGACTGCCAGTTCCATTTCCATCAACCGATGTGCGTGAAGGAGGCCATTCAAAAATACAGGGCAGATAATGACTGGATGACGCATTTCCTGGAAGAATGTTGCGAGATAGATCCTGGCACGCACGAACAATCTGGGAAATTATATGAATCTTACCGGAGTTTCTGTATTCGGACGGGCGACTTTGTCCGTAATTCCACAGAGTTTACCAGAACTTTGGAGCAGAGAGGATTTGAACGGGTGAAAAAGCGGGACGGACGGTTCATAATCGGCATCAGGCTTAAGATTTCAGACTTTTTGGAATGAGTGGTGTGACGGACGGTGACACCCAAATATAAAACCCCTTTTAAGGCTGTTTTTTAGAGAAAAAACACATATAGAAAAGTTTAGGTTTGGGGCGTCACCGTCCGTCACAGAAAGGAGAAATTCATGCGGGAACGCACAACAGAAATCAAATTAGTGATGGAAACCAGGAAACGTGGGGGCATGGCATTGAAGTTTATTTCGCCGTCATACAGCGGCATGCCTGACCGGTTAGTACTTTTGCCGGATGGAATAATGGCTTTTGTAGAAGTGAAAGCACCGGGGCGGAAGCCAAGGCCTCTGCAAAATAGCCGCCATGCCATGCTTCGTAAAATGGGGTTCCCGGTTTTCGTCCTGGACAATCCAGAGAATATTCCTGGGATGCTGGATGGATTGGCACACATGAAGGAAAGGAAAGGAGGCGGTGCCAGATGAAGTTTCTGCCGCATGATTATCAGAAATACGCCATTGAATACATCAAGTCCCATCCAGTTACGGCCCTGTTCCTGGACATGGGCCTTGGCAAGACGGTAACGACGCTGACAGCCATCCGCGATTTGATGTACGATTCCTTCGAAATCAAACATGTACTGGTCGTGGCGCCACTTCGGGTGGCGAGAGATACCTGGCCGGAAGAAATCCGAAAATGGGACCATCTGAAAGAACTTACCTGCAGTGTGGTTGTGGGAACCGTGGCAGAACGGCGGCGGGCCTTGCAGCAGGAAGCGGATATCTATATCGTGAACCGGGAGAACCTGGCCTGGCTGTATCAGAACAGCCGCCTGGATTTCGATATGGTCGTCCTGGACGAGCTGTCGAGTTTCAAAAACGCCCAGTCCAAACGGTTCAAGGCCATGAAAGCTATGCGCCCTAAAGTGAAGCGCATCGTCGGCCTTACAGGTACGCCCAGCGGCAACGGGCTGATGGATCTCTGGGCCGAGTTCCGGCTGCTGGACATGGGGAAAAGGCTCGGGCAGTATATCAGCCAGTACAGGAACCTGTATTTCAAACCAGACAAGCGCAACGGCATGGTGGTATTTTCCTACAAACCTCTGCTGGGAGCGGAAGAAGTCATTTATCATCAGATTTCAGATATCACCGTGTCCATGAAAGCGAACGATTATCTGAAGATGCCGGAGCTGGTGAGCGTAGCGAAAGAGGTCAAGCTGAACGAAATGGAAAAGAAACGTTACGACGAACTGAAGCAGTCCCTGGTATTGGAGCTTCCAGGCGGCGAAGTCACAGTCGCCAATGCCGCGTCGCTTACTATGAAACTTTCGCAGATGGCGAATGGCGCCATTTACACAGATGACAAGAATGTCGTGAATATCCATGACCGGAAGCTGGATGCCCTGGAAGATCTGGTGGAAAGCGCTAACGGGCAGCCAGTCCTGGTGGTGTACTGGTTCAAGCACGATAAGGAACGCATCCAGAAGCGCATGGAGGCCAGAGAGCTGAAGGAATCGCAGGACTTTGCCGACTGGAATGCCGGCAGGATTCCCGTGGCCCTGATTCATCCGGCCTCTGCCGGACATGGGCTGAACCTGCAGCAGGGCGGCTCTATCCTGATATGGTTCGGCCTGACCTGGAGCCTGGAATTGTATCAGCAAACCGACGCTCGGCTTTGGAGGCAGGGGCAGAAGAGCCGTACGGTCATCATACAGCACATCGTGGCCAAGGGCACGATTGATGAGCGCATCCTGAAAGTATTGGAACACAAAGACGGAACCCAGGCCGCACTGATTGACGCGGTGAAAGCTGACCTGGGGATGACGGAACCAGGAAACGGGGGTATACTATGAAGCGGGAAACAGAAGGAGAAGAGAAGCGTATGGAAGCAAAAGCGTATCTGGAACAGGCACGAAATATCAATATCCAGATAGACAGCAAGCTGGAGCAGGTATCCGCCTTGCGGCAGCTGGCTATCAAGGCGTCATCGACACTCAGCCCGGTGCCGCCGAGCGGGACGCCAGACCCGCACCGGCTGGAAAAGACCATCACCCGCATGATGGATATGGAGCATGAAGTGGATGAGGACATCGACCGTCTGGTGGAACTCAAGGCAGACATCATGAAGGCTATCAGCCGGGTGCCGGACGACCGGGAACGGGTCGTCCTGGAACTCCGCTACCTGGCCTTCAAAGACTGGGCATCCATTGCCGATGCCCTCGGGCTTCATATCCGCCAGGTGTACCGCCTGCATGACGAAGCCCTGAAACACATCGAGATTTCTGGCGAATGTCACTGAATGTCACTAAAGCAGCACTTGATGTCACTGGCTTCTGTAAGATATACTATAATCAGCAAAAAAAGAATGAAGGACCGAGGCTTGAACGCCATCGGTCCTTTTTTGATGCAGGAAAATAAAAGAAAGAACCTATCAGTAACTCCAGCGCAAGCTGCTGAAAACAGCGGCGGCATTCTGGCCATAGACAGGTTCTCTCTTGGCGGCAAAGGCTATGCTGGTATCTCAGGAACCAGAATCTTCTGCAGCAGCCCTCGGCACTCCCGCCGTCAACATATCCTTTGCCTGAAGAACACGGGATTTGCTGTGGGAGTACTCCTGTCACTAGCAAGCCAGACTGTTCTTGTAATCTTAGTATAACAGGTTTGTGCAGAGGAAGGAAGAATACCCTATGCCAAGAAGACCGCAGACACCGTGCAAGTATCCAGGATGCCCAAGGCTGGTGCCGTATGGGAAAAAATATTGTGACGAACATGAACAGCAATGCCAGGGCGAACGGAAGAACGCGATGCTGCGTGGCTACGGGAGAGAGTGGCAGAAAGCCAGGAAGTTCTTCCTGAAGCGTCACCCCTGGTGTGTCCGATGCAAAGAGAAAGGACGGCTCGTCCCGGCAACCGTCGTGGATCATATCCAGCCACATCGCGGCGACCCGGATTTGTTCTGGGATGAGAAGAACTGGCAGCCTTTGTGCAAGAGTTGCCATGACCACAAGACGATGACCGAAGATAGATATTGGAAATACAAATATTAATGCCACCAAATAAATTTATATACACTTTCAATCATCGAATTTTTGGGAATAGGAATCCAAGGATAATTAGTAACATTTCTAGTTTTTATCAATTTACCGTTTTTGTCATAAATTGAATAGATTCGAATTGCAAAAGTTTTATGATTTCGGTTTAATAACAAATAGTTAACATCATAGTTTCCATTAGCATGTAAGACTTTTGACCATAAAACCCCGAAATCGGATAGAGTTTTTATACTATCCTTATCAATATAATATTGGGAATTATCTGATGTTTTACCTAAATAAAGCCAGTTTGAAGCAAAGCACGGTGATGCTAAACAGAAGATAAATATCAATGATAAAAAAATCTTTTTCATTTTTAGTTCGCCTCCTATATATGACAAAATTTTGCAATAAATACTAGTAGCATAGATAACAAACAATATATTTAATGCGCCACTCTTCAAATAGTAATTTATATTCAATGTATATTATTTTATCTTATAATAACATGAATGTTTTGATAAAGGAAAGCCCGAGGGGTATGCAAATCTCTGCAGCCCTTCCGTCCATGACCGCCGCCCCCTCAAACGGAAAAAACCGCGAAATTCATAAGGGGGGATATAAGGACGGTCTTCAACCGAATATCAGGCAGCTCCAGGCTTATGGCTCGGGGATTTTTTATTGCTAGGAAGAAGGGAAACTTCATGAATGACTGCCAGCGCAGGCAGATTGAAACCATGCGGAGACAGGGGATGGGGTACAAGGCCATCGCCCGGGAAACGAAGCTGTCACGGGACAGCGTGCGGAATTATTGCCGCTGGCATCATCTGAACGGATACGGAGCCGCCATCGCTGCGGCATCCAGAAAGGAAACAGTGTATGAAGACATCGGATATGGAATGGAAAGTCCTGCCCATCGGGCAGCTGAAGCCTGCGGCATATAACCCCAGGAAGCAGCTGAAGCCCGGTGACAAGGAATATGAGAAGATCAAGAACTCCATCCAGGAGTTCGGCTATGTGGAACCCGTCATTGTCAACTACGACATGACCGTCATCGGCGGACATCAGCGCCTGACAGTGCTGAAAGAACTGGATTATGAAGAAGTCCAGTGCGTGGTCGTCCATATCGAAGACGAATACAAGGTCAAGGCCCTCAATATCGCGCTCAATAAAATCACCGGCGCCTGGAACGAACAGCTCCTGGCCGACCTCATCGTGGATTTGCAGAGCGTCGATTTCAATGTAGACCTGACGGGTTTCGAGGCACCAGAAGTGGAGCAGCTCTTTTCCAAAGTCCACAACAAGAAAGTGAGAGAAGATGACTTCGATGTGGACGGAGAACTGGAACAGCCGGCTATGGCCAAGGCAGGAGATATATGGCTCCTGGGGGAACACCGCGTCATCTGCGGCGATGCTACGCTGCCGGAGACCTACACACAGCTGATGGACGGCAAGAAAGCAAATCTGGTGCTGACGGATCCTCCGTACAATGTGGATGTGGAAGAAACGGCCGGGAAAATCAAGAACGACAATATGCCGGACGATAAATTTTATCAGTTCCTGTTCAGCGCCTTCGTCAACATGGAGCAGAACATGGAACGGGATGCATCCATCTATGTGTTCCACGCCGATACGCAGGGGCTGAACTTCCGCAAGGCCTTCAAGGACGCAGGCTTCTACCTGTCCGGTTGCTGCATCTGGAAGAAGAACGCCCTGGTCCTGGGCCGCAGTCCGTACCAGTGGCAGCACGAGCCGTGCCTGTTCGGCTGGAAGCTGAACGGGAAACACCAGTGGTATTCCGACCGCAAACAGACAACCATCTGGGAATATGACCGTCCGAAAGCCAGCAAGGAACATCCGACCATGAAGCCCGTGGCGCTCATGGCCTATCCTATACAGAACTCGTCCATGAGCCACTGCATCGTCCTGGACCCGTTCCTCGGATCCGGCTCCACGCTCATGGCCTGCCAGCAGACGGACCGCATCTGTTATGGCATCGAGCTGGACGAGAAGTTCGTCGATGTTATCGTGAAGCGGTATATCAGCGAGTGCGGGGATGAAGGTGTGTTTGTACTGCGTGAAAATGAGAAAATTCCTTATGATAAAGTGCAGAAATAACTTGCTATTATTGGCGTTCAGAGTGATATATGTACTAGCAAAACAAGGAGGTACATAGACCATGACAATCCAGACGAACCTGAACGACCGCAAGGAACTGGCCAGAAAGCTGATTCCTTTCAACCATAACGAAAAGCTTCATTACACCGGGACGCCGGCCTTTGCCTACGAAGGGCAGGGCTTCCGCATCCTTCGCAGCGGCGATATCGAATGCGATGATGAAAAGACAGAAGCCGCTATCACAGCTTTCCTGCAGGAAGCAGGCATTCTTCCGCAGCCGGAGCCGGCAGAAGGAACGGGAACCGAAGTGTCGCAAGAGCGATTGCAGCAGGATGAAACGCCAGGATTGGAAGCACTGCCGCAGACGGAAACGGAGCCGGATATGATGGAAATTAAGGTTTCCCTTGATGGCATGGACGGTGCGCAGCTACGCAACCTGGTCTTCATGCTTCATGCCCAGCAGTACCTGCTGAACCGGGCCGCGGGGCACGAAAACATCCATGTGCCGGACAGGTTGGTGGAAGACCTGAAAGAAGAACCCGGTACAGACAGGACGTCCTTCTTTGCCATCTATCAGAACTACAGCAAGGAAGGACGGGGTTTCCTGATTGCCGTAGATACGGTGACGTTCTGCATTGCCGCTACGGGCAATGCCGTGAAGAACCGCGCCCTGATTGAACTGGCGGCCTTCATGGTCAGCGCAGCGAAAAAGGCGAAACGGGTCCAGTCCGCCACACGGAAGCCGGAAAACGAGAAGTACTACCTGCGGATGTGGCTCCTGCGCATCGGAATGGGAACCAAAGCCAGCCACGAATCGCGCATGGCCCTGCTGAAAGGCCTGAACGGATGGAGCGCCTTCCGCACGGAAGAAGAAGCCATGGCTCATGCCAAAAAGCAGAAGGAACGCCGGCATCCGAACCTGTAAACTTTCGATTTAATTCATAATTATTCTCAATATTACTTGCTATTGTGTGCCTTTAGAGTGATATATAGTGTACCGAAAGAACACACGCACACATAGAAAGGACAGAGATGATTATGAAAACACTGCACTTTGGAATCGAAATGGAAATGACTGGGATTACGAGAAGCCGGGCTGCCAGCCTCATGGCCCACTTCTTCGGAACGGAAAGCCGGCACGAAGGCGGAGCCTACGATACCTACACCGCAAGGGATGAACAGGGGCGGAAATGGAAGGCTATGAACGACTCCAGCCTGATTCCTCAGAAGAAGGTGAACGGCAATATTACAGATGCTTCCAGTTTCTACCGTACAGAAGTGGTCAGCCCCATCCTTTCCTACGAAGACATCCCGAAGCTGCAGGAACTGGTGCGGATGCTCCGCAAGGCCGGTGCCTTTGCCAACAAGTCCTGCGGCATCCACATCCATGTCGGGGCCGAACGGTTCACCGCCAAGACCCTGCGGAACCTGGTGAACATCATGGCGAGTAAGGAAGAGATGATTTACCGCGCCCTCCAGATCAACCCCTCACGGGAAAGCCGGTACTGCCGGAAGACAAACTCCACTTTCCTGAAGGACCTCAATCGGAAAAAGCCGGACACCCTGGACGGCATCGCCGACCTCTGGTATCAGGAAGTACCCTACGGACGGAATCATCATTACAACAGCACCCGCTACCACGGGCTGAACCTGCACGCCACCTTCACCAAAGGGACCGTCGAGTTCCGGCTTTTCAATGGGACACTCCACGCCGGAGAAATCAAGGCATACATACAGTTCTGCCTGGCCGTCGTCCATCAGGCCCTCGCGCAGAAGAAAGCCTCGGCACGGAAAACCGAAACGGACAATGAGAAATACGCCTTCCGATGCTGGATGCTCCGGCTCGGACTCATCGGCGACGAATTCAAGACCTGCCGCCTCCACTTCCTCAAACACCTCACGGGCAATTCCGCATGGCGCAATGCCGCCGCTTGAAGGGGATAGCCTTAGGGGCAGCTTCGGCTGCCCTTGGGGTAGTAGAAGGGCAATCCCTTCAGAAAGGATGAGAGCGATGAAACAAAGAATCTACATTGCCTACGGCAGCAACATGAGTGAAGTACAGATGGCAAGACGGTGTCCTGACGCCGTTCTTTCAGGGACGGGCCGAATCCGGGGCTATGAACTCCTCTTCAAAGGTTCCTTGACAGGATGTTACGCCACGATCGAGAAGAAGGCGGATGCCTTCGTGCCGGTTGTTTTCTGGTGCATTTCTCCGGCGGATGAACGGCGGCTCGATGCCTATGAAGGTTTCCCGCGGTTCTACTACAAAAAAGAAGTGGATGTGGAAACAGATGAAGGCATCCTCAGCGGCCTTGTGTACATCATGCACGAAGACCGGCGGTTCGGCATCCCGGAAGACTGGTACTACCAGAACATGGAGCGGGATTACCGCAAATTCGGTTTCGACCTGTCCGTCCTGCGGGCCGGGCTGCGGCACAGCCGGGAACGGATGGAAGAAACGCGGGTGCGACTTATCTCCATGGATGACAGGCAGGCCCCGCCCAGGGGAACAGAAGGCACCGTCCAGTTCGTCGATGATGCCGGGACCATCCATGTACAGTGGGATACGGGCAGCAGTCTCGGGCTGATACCCGGAGCTGATGAATGGGAAGTCATCGAATAAGATGCATAAATATCGGATAGGCAGTCAGCGTCGAACTGTTCGAAGACAATGGCCACGCCATCGAATGGGTCATGAAGAATTAAAAAAGAGAACCAGAGGGGAACGCAGATGCGGTCCCCTCTGTCGTACAGCCCGCAAGGGCTTTTTTATTGGGAGGTGAGCGCCATTGGCTGTACGAGGAAGAAAACCGAAGCCGACGGCGCTCAAGGTGCTGGAAGGCAATCCCGGCCATCGTCCCCTCAATAAGAAGGAACCCATGCCAAAGGGACGGCTCCCTCGCTGCCCGGACTGGCTGGAATACGATGCCAAGAAAGAATGGAAGCGGCTGGGGAAAGTCCTCGCTGAGATGGGGATGCTGACCAATCTGGATATGATGGCCTTTGCCGGGTACTGCCAGGCATATGCCCGATGGAAAGGAGCGGAAGAGTTCATCACCCAGCATGGGGATATGGTGCGGACGCCGAACGGCTACCTGCAGCAGGTACCGCAGGTATCAATTGCCCAGACGAACCTCAAGATCATGCTGAAATTCTGTGAGCAGTTTGGCCTGACCCCGTCAGCCCGGAGCCGCATGATTGGGGAAGAAAACGGGGCAGAAAAAGAAACGGATGAAATGGAACTGCTGTTAAGGGGGTGACAAGTTTGGCATTTGTATATAAGCCGTCAGCGTTCATGCTGCCGGATTCCCATTACGACAAGGACAAGGCCGACAGGGCGGTTGCCTTCATCGAGCATCTCTGTCATACCAAAGGCAAATGGGCCGGGCAGCCGTTCTTGCTCCTGCCGTGGCAGGAACAGATTGTGCGTGATCTCTTCGGCATCGTCAAGGAAAACGGGAAACGGCAGTTCCTGACGGCCTATATAGAGATTCCAAAGAAGAACGGGAAAAGCGAGCTGGCTGCAGCCATCGCCCTGTACCTTCTTTATGCCGATAACGAGCCGAGTGCCGAAGTGTATGGTGCGGCCTGTGACCGCAACCAGGCTTCCATTGTCTTTGATGTGGCACGGCAGATGGTCGAGATGAGTCCGGCCCTGATGCGCCGCTCCAAGATACGGACGGCGGGCAAGCGCATCATCAATTATCGCAACGCCGGGTTCTACCAGGTGCTGTCGGCGGAAACCGGGACCAAACACGGACTCAATGTGTCGGGCCTGGTCTTTGACGAAATCCACGCCCAGCCGAACCGCAAGCTCTATGATGTCCTGACCAAGGGCTCCGGCGATGCCCGGGAGCAGCCGCTCTTCTTCATCATCACGACGGCGGGCAACGACAAGAACAGTATCTGCTATGAGCTGCACACAAAGGCCCTTGACTTGATGGCGGGCCGAAAGAAAGACTACACCTTTTACCCCGTTGTCTATGGCCTGGAAGGGGAAGCGGACTGGACAGATGAAGCCAACTGGTACAAATCGAATCCTTCCCTTGGCCACACCATCCAGATCGACCGCGTCCGGGAAGCGTACCAGAACGCTATCGAGAATCCGGCCGAGGAGAATGTGTTCAAACAACTCAGATTGAATATCTGGACTTCGGCCAGCATCCGCTGGATACCGGAACAGGTCTACGATAAGGGGAATCTCCCCATTGACCTGGATTCCCTGCGGGGGCGGATGTGCTACGGCGGGCTGGACTTGTCCAGCACATCGGATATCACGGCCCTGGTACTGGCCTTCCCGCCCCGGACGGAAGAGGAAAAATATATCCTGCTGCCATTCTTCTGGCTGCCGGAAGACACACTGGAACTTCGCTGCCGACGTGACCATGTCCTCTACGACGTCTGGCAGAAGCAGGGTTTCATCCAGACGACGGAAGGAAACGTCATCCATTACGGCTTTATCGAGAAGTTCATCGAACGCCTGGGGGAAACGTACTACATCCGGGAAATCGCCTATGACCGCTGGAACGCCACCCAGATGGTGCAGAATCTTGAGGACATGGGCTTTACCATGGTGCCTTTCGGCCAGGGGTTCAAGGATATGTCGCCGCCGTCGAAGGAGCTGTTCAAGCTTCTGATGGAAGGGAATATCAACCATGGCGGCAATCCCGTCCTCAAATGGATGGCTGGCAACGTCGTCATGCGCCAGGACCCTGCGGGGAACATCAAACCGGACAAAGAAAAATCCGTCGAAAAGATCGACGGAATCGTGGCGTCCATCATGGCACTGGATCGGGCCATCCGTAATGGAATGGGCGGGAACAGTATTTATGACGAACGAGGGATTATTGCATTTTAGAGTAGTTTCACTCGTCATAAAGCCATGATTTTCAGTTTAAGGCATAAAGGTTAATAGATCTAGAAAATATCGTGCTTTGTTTCAGGACCCGATTCTCTTAAGATTGTCCATCCATCAGGAACTTTATACTCAGTCAGCATAGTTATAAATTCATTTTTTAGTGTTTCGCCGCACTTTGTGAATTCTGTTATGTGCTCCCGCATGAATTGCTTATCTAACTTAATGTATTTCGCGTTAGAAAGATTCATGTTTTCATATTTTTTCTCAAACTCAGCTTCTACGGCTATACCTTGCGGGCTGGCTATTTCTGAAAAGCATGGATATTGGAAAGGAAAATCCGGATGATGAAGTAATTCACTGAAAAATTTTTCAAATACATACATTAAGTAGGCAACGGGCATTTCCTGATGTAGCTCTGTACCATACTGTAAGCCGCTATTCCAATTTGAAATCTTTACGGTAAAGAGTACCGAATCATCTAAGTTTTCATTACTATAGTCGCTGATTTTGATGGAAAACTTTTCAGTTCCTGCTTCAATGAAAAAATCGTACGGTTTGTGGTGTCTTAGTGCATTGTATGTTTGAACCATGCTTGGAACAACTATCCTCCAGACATTCATCAAAGGAAACTTTTGTATAAGTACACGGCGGCTGAAAGAAAAGAATTGTCATATAACCATAGGTAAGATCATCAATCTTGAAATAGCCATACGTGTATTTAAACTCTAATAATTCTTCCTTTGTCATATTTGATCACCCTCCGTCACTATGGGAAACTTTTCATTTTTGAAAAATCAGATATCCGACGAATCTATTATAACAATCACTTGGTTTATTAGGAAGGAGTGGATTATGAGCATCTTTTCCAAACTGTTTCATACCAGGGATAAGCCACAAAACTATTACACCGGGACGGATATGCATTACCTGTTTGGACGTTCATCCAGTGGTAAGCAGGTCAATGAGTTCACAGCCATGCAGACAACGGCAGTCTATGCCTGCGTCCGCATCCTGGCGGAAACCCTGGCAGCCCTGCCGCTCCAGCTGTACCGTTACACGCCTGGCGGCAAGGAGCGGGTCTATGACCATCCGCTGTACCATCTGCTCCATGATGAGCCGAACCCGGAGATGACCTCGTTCATCTTCCGGGAAACGCTCATGAGCCATCTGCTCATCTGGGGCAATGCCTACGCCCAGATCATCCGTGACCGCCTGGGGCGGGTGCAGGGACTATACCCGCTCAGGCCGGACAAGATGACCGTCTGCCGGGATGAACGGGGAAAGATTTTCTATCTGTATACCAAGACAGGAGACGAGAATCCGAACATCAAGCCGTATGGGCAAGTGGCACTCCAGAAGGAAGAAGTGCTGCATATCCCCGGCCTGGGATTTGACGGCCTGGTCGGTTATTCGCCGATTGCCATGGCACGCAATGCCGTGGGCATGACTATGGCCTGCGAGGAATACGGTGCCTCTTTCTTTGCCAACGGGGCCAGCCCCAGCGGGGTGCTGGAGCATCCGGGCGTTCTGAAGGACCCGGCCAAAGTCCGGGACTCCTGGAATGCCGTCTATCGGGGGAGTGCCAATGCCCATAAGGTGGCTGTGCTGGAAGAAGGCATGAAGTACCAGCAAATCGGCATCCCGCCGGAAGAAGCACAGTTCCTGGAAACGCGGAAATTCCAGCTCAACGAAATCGCAAGGCTCTACCGCATCCCGCCGCACATGATCGGGGACCTGGAGAAAAGTTCCTTCAATAATATTGAGCAGCAGTCCATGGAATTTGTGAAATATACGCTAGACCCGTGGGTCATCCGCTGGGAGCAGGCCATGCAGAAAGCCCTGTTCCTGCCGGAAGAGAAGAAGCAGTATTTCCTCAAGTTCAACGTCAACGGCCTGATGCGCGGCGATTATGAGAGCCGCATGACCGGTTACAGCATCGGCCGGCAGAATGGCTGGCTGTCCGCCAACGACATCCGGGAACTGGAAGACATGAATCCCGTGCCGGATGAAGAAGGCGGCAATCTGTACCTCGTGAACGGCAGCATGACCAAGCTCAAGGATGCTGGGGCTTTTATAAATAAAGGAGAAGCTGATTAA